GTTAAGAAAGAGTTTGTGGATGCCTACCGTAGGGCTGCTGTCTCTAACAGCAGGGCTGATATGACCCGAATCAAACAGCAGGTTAAGCAGCATAATATCGATGCAAAAGGCACAGGCTTCGAGATAAAAGACTTTGATCTGGCTGTTAAGAAAGCAGCTAAAGAGGCGATGAGTTCATCGTCTGTCAGATATCTACGCACTGCTCCAAAGGGTTTGAAGCAAGACGTTATCGATTACCTGAATATATACGGGCTTGATGTGAAGGATGGTGCAGTGCAGTGATCACTGCACCACCGACAACTTGCCTAATGTAAGATCGTCCATTGTGCCATCGGCTGCATCTAGGATGCCGCTCAACCGTGGATGATTGAGGTTGACACCGATTACGTATGACTGCCCTAACTTTGTTGGTGTATCTTTGCCGAGGTTCATCTTCTCTGACTTGGGCGTAGCCACTACGTTCTCCAGAACAAGTTCAGACAAGAACGACTTCCAGTCAACACCCTTGGCTGACATCCATTTCCTGAAGTGGATGCGGTCAATCATCATGGTTCCACGATCAAACGTACTTGTTGCGGCTGACCTGTACACATCAAAGCGGACACGGATATCTGCTCTTGGTACACGGGCATAGTCCAGCGCAGGTTTCTGACCAACAGTGTGCATGATAGTCACAGCGGCATCGGCAGTATCATTCATGTACTCAGCCAGCGTATCGAACGCATCCATCTTGTTATCGACAGCGGCCTTACGGATAGCACCAATTTGTTGTAGCACGTACTCGGTTGCCCTGTTCGGGTCATAGGCTATCAGTCCGCACTCAGCAGCAATCTTGTTCCCGACACTGGCTAGGATGATACACTGCTCCCAATACCGTTCCTCACCTGAGAACCTTGCTCCATACTCCTTGTGGAATGATGACGTGGCTTCAGCAATCATAGCCTTGATACCGACCTCACCAATCTCAAGATACTTCCTGATCAGTACAGGGCCGACAGTCCCATAGTTCGACATGAGAAACTGATATATCTTCCGGCCTACCGTGCTGTCCTTGGTGAACAGCTTATGTGGGTACACAGTTATTTCTAGGAGTCGGGCCATCTGGGCGTCGGTATCCAGTCCAGATGCTATCAGTTTAGATTGCATAGACTTATTTGTGGATACAACAACTGGCAAGCACCATGACTTCGTTGAGCGTTCTTCGGCATTGCGATTGAGTCTGGCCTTCTCTTGCCCCTGAGATACCAGATAGAGGAAGTCACCGACCTCTTTGTCAGCCATCATGGTTACTTCGTCGATGGTGAACGGCATGTTGGAATACAGACCCATCCTAGAGAACAGGGTATTCTGTGTGAACTTAGCTGCAAAATGTAGACGATCTGGGTTACCGTAGACGGACTGCATCCAGTACTGGGCAAGAGTTTTACCACCCCCCGTGGAACCATATAGTGATACGACCATACCCTTCAGACCAGTGAACGCATATAGTGGCGCTGAGAACGCAATACCAAGCACAAACATATGGACAGGCATATCTGCTTTATCCAGTATGGCAGTGAAGTCCCTCCACTCTTCGACAGTTCCCTTGCTACCGTACAGATCATCGGCAACTTTGTTAGAGGTTTGCGATAGGGTTATGTCTTCAGCGGACACTGTGCCGTCTGGATTTCGGCGGTACATCACATCACCTAAAATAAACTCTGAGAAGTTTTCTTTCCAACCCATTGTATTATATAGGTTTGTCATCGTGCGGATATTCCGCAGTTCGTCCATGTATGATCTAAGCATATTTTGGAAGTACCTTGTTTGAGTTTTAGTGCTCAGGACAATCCCTTGATCAGCAGTATGCGAGGCGAACTCACGGTTGTTCTCTTCGTTGAGGTGCGCCTGTCTCAGGACAAGTTCTTGCCACCCGATATGCGGACGGTTCCAGTGGTAGCGCACTACTTCATAGCCGAGTGACTCATCTCTACCGTAGCTGACTGGGTATATGTCGAACTTGCATATGTCGATATCCGACTCGTCGAGAGTCATCTTGATGCCAGTGGCGGTACGCTTGAATGGTTTAGGAATTGGTATGATAGATGCAGCTTTGTCCGGTGCAGTCTGGGCAACAGAAACTTCTTGGTACTGCAATCCAAGTCGGGCAGGGCTACCTATCTTGTCCTTGAACTTACATCCCTTGCAGCCCTCTGGTCTAAGTTCGTTAAACTTGTTGCAGGTTGTTGGGCCTGTTGCTGCATTGCGCCAATGGTTAACTTTTCTGATTGTTGAATTGTAATCGAACTTAGGGTGACTCTGACTCCACTCCACAGCGGTAGCTTCTGGGTCTACACAGAACGCCGCAACCCCCATGAGGCTATACCATAATGGCTCAGGTACTTCGCTCTGGTTCTTTGTGGCCCAATCAATCTGCTTACACTTGGACGCAACTACGGCTGGCATAGCAGGGGGGTAATCCTGCTTAACAGCGAGGCTACTTAAAAGATTAGACTGAACAGGTTTTGTTAATGTTAGACCAGTAAGAGCACTATCTATGGCTCCACCATTTATAATCCGTGACTTCATCGCGGATATTTTTAAGCACTCAAAAATATCTTCAGGGTCGATAGCCGGAGCATCAATCTTCAACTCAACTAGGTTACCACCTTTTGGATTATGGGTTCCAATGGGGCGTAAAATTCGTGCGCTGTCCGCTGTGACAGCAGGGTCTATGTGAAGGCCGCTCTTGATAGCCGTGTCCTTGAGAGCACGAGCAATAGGCAGCCACTCATTTGGAGATAAACTTCTGGTTAGTACCCAATAGACATGGATTCCATTGCCTGAGAAAACTACCATAGGTTTGGGTAGGCTTGTCTCACCTATAAATTTGAGCAGGGCTTTCAGCCCATCGTGCCAGTGAGGATACGGTTTATCTACACCGCAATCGATATCAATATAGAATGACTTGATAGCATGAACATTGTCCTGCTTCCTAGCGCCCTTGGATTTGAATGATGCCACCGCGTAATACACGTTCTCATTGCGGCGTTCTGATCGGTCTATTGCTTGTGCGAGTTCTTCTACGGTCGAGAAGAACCCATGCTTTACGACATCACTTATGACGGCGGTTGCATAAAATCCATCTGACGGCAAAACTCGCTGGAGAAATTCCAACGTATCCATGTCTGCCCCTTAGTGGTTTGGGAAGGGGGCTTACCCCTTCCCTGTATTTCAATACTGCTTTAGCAATTCATCAAGATACTTCTTACGGTTAGCCTGTTCCATCCCAATAACTTCTGGTGTGGGCCAGTTGTGTTCCGTCATAATCGCTAGGAGTATACGTATCTTACGCCTGACTATATCGTCGTTTGTTTTACGGAGTGGCTGTCCCCTTATCCATGAATAATAAGTCATGCGAGAACATCCGAATATCTTCGACATATCAGATGCAGTCAACAGCATATGTTTGCGTAGCTGATCGACTTTCAAGAAGTCTATTGGCGTCTTATTAGGCGTCATCTGCATCCACGTCCTCTCCAACTAGTGCGAGGATTTCACTAGCCAATGTTGAAGCAGCGGTTGCCTGAGCAGGTTTATCCACAGCTTTAGGCGCTGCCTTGACTTCAGTGGCAGCACCGAAACCTCTCTTAGGAGTAGCAGCTTCTTCTACCACAGGGGCAGGAGTGGGAGCAGGAGCCTCTACAACTGGAGCAGGTTTCGATGCAATTAATACAGGCTTAGGGGCAGACTGTGGGATTGCTTTAACCACATCTGTCTTTTCACCTGTAATCTCAATGACTTCCCGTGAGCCAAACAGTTTGTCTACAGCTTCTTGTGTATCACCGTCGTTGAACCCACCGAAACTGAAGATAAGTTTCGGGAACGAGGCATCAGTATCAAAAGAAATCTTCGTCTGAATAAGTTCAGGTGCGATGCCACGCATACCAAGTTCTTTCTGGTATGCGTTCAGTCCCTTCAGTGCAGCAGGAGTAACCTGCAACAAATATACAGGACCAGTCGGGTCATCTGCGGCTACAACAGCAAGACGCTTCTGATCAGCGCAAGCCTTGATCTGCTTACCCTCTTGGCTAGTCTTGGAGCCCCAAGCATTCTGAGGGCATGATGCACACAAATCGTTCTGCGGCTTCGTGCTATCAGGATGAGGGCCGACACCATCAAGCGAGTAGCAATCAGGGGCAGTAGGTTCTGCATCCTTTGACCATGCAGCAGCATACCATGTCTTGGACAGGCGTGGGTTAGAACCAACGATCACAACCTTCAGTGCCGTGGTATCCATAACGGTTTCAGTTCCACCTTCCACAATACGGAAGCGGCTACCCTTGATGCTAATGCGTGGATATGAGTCACCGCTAGTGATACCACCCATAATAGATTGGGCCAGTGCGGACGGTTGCCCGATACGGTTAGCGAGATGGGCAGGAATCTGGATGTTCATTGGTACGAGATCGCTCATAAGTTTCTCCTATGTGAGCAGTTAATCAGACACTTTTTTGGTAGGCTTACGGACGTTAACAGACAACTTAGTGCCATAGTTAACACCGGCAGGTACGGCTTTATTCATATCAATATATCCACGTACAGCAGTCTTGCTGACACGTTTCTCAAGCATATCGTATGCGTTATTGGTCTTTATGAAATCCAACATTGCATCCCAATCAGCAACTTGTGCGTAGTCGGTAGTGGTTATGAAGGCAGTACCGCTACTACCTTTGAATGATGTCACCCCCTGTGCATCAGCTTGCTCCCTAATCCAGTTCTCTAGCTTCTCCATCTTGGCATCTAGTTCTGATACCTTTGCCTCAAGTTCAGCGGTTATCTGGGACTTCTTGGCTCTGAACCTGAGGTATGCAGCAATCACTTCATTGACTGTCATACCTATTTCTCCGTAGCTTGTTGTATAAGATCAAGAAGCAGCCCCTGTAGTTTCTGTTTGTTTTTCAAACGCGTATACATCTTATGCTCCAAGTCGGTAGCTTCGATGTGAATCACGTTAGAGACATGCCTCTTACCGATACGTTCAATACGCCCATTCGCCTGAACATACTGCTCGTTGCTTGTCACTGGGCCATACCAAATCACAGTAGATGCGGCGGTCAGTGTTAGTCCGTGTGCCATCGTTGCAGGATGGGCGATTAAAACTTTCGGGTCTGTGCTATTCTGAAAGTCGTGGAATATCTGGTTACGTTTTGAGGCAGTAACCTGTCCATTAACTACAGCGCATGACCAATTCTTGGATAACTCACGCTCCAACATATGAAGCGTACCCGTCAGAGGGACAAAGAGAATAACCTTTTCACCTACCTCGTCAATGATTTCCTTGACCGCATTCACACGGGGTGAACAATCAATCTCAATGTTCTCACCTTCGTCACCATAGGCTACGCCACAGGCTATCTGAATAAGTTTCTGTAGCTTAACTGCCTCGTTAACAGCAGAGATAGTCCCTTCTAGTATACGTTCTTTCAGCATCTCGGTGACGTAGTGTCGAGTCATCTGAGTGTAGTGTTTCTTCTGGTCAGCAGTAAGTTCCACCTTGCGTGTCTGGAACACGGTATCAGGAAGATCAAAGCATTCATCTCTGGTGTACCGGACAGATGGTTGTAGAATATGTTTGACGATCTCAACCGACTCCGGCCTAGGCACATACTTGAACTGGCTGATCTTCATCATAACCTGTTCTCTGAACGCAGTGAATGTCTGGGTACAGAACGGGCTACCAACCAACTTAGCTAAGGCCCATGCGTCTGTCGGGTCATTAGGAGTAGGTGTTCCGGTCATCATCCATAAACGTGTTTGTGGGTTCTTCTCCATCCACTTCCTGAATACCTTGAACCTCTGGGTCGATGGGTTACGCAAGACCGCAGCCTCATCTACAATCACAAGATCAAACATACCGATGCACTCGTCGGCAATGATAGGGAACCCGTCATGGTTAATGATGTAGAAATCCACATCCTTCTTTAGGTGCTTCAACCTACGTTCCGATGAACCGTGCAGGACAACAGACTTGCGGTGAATGAAGTCTGAGAATATAGCATCAGCCCACACCCGTTCGAGTGTTGATAGTGGGGACAAGATAAGTACCTTGCGTACCTGTCTCCGCTTAATCATATAGTCAGCCGCCCATAGTGCGCTCTGTGTCTTGCCAGTACCAATCTCATTGAGAACCAGAGCCTTGTTATTCAAGGTCAGGAACGCCGCTGTCTCCCGTTGGTGATCGTATGGGGTGTATCTCCCACACCAATCATAGTAGTGCATGATAGGAGACGGTGCGTTTATCCCAAGGTTTCTGAGAACCCGAACCTCATCAAGTTTGTGCGGTGCGATAACAAGATCGGAACCTTGTACCCTCAATAACTTTGCAGATGGTATACTGGCGAGTACCCGCGCTGGATTATTCAGCTTCAGTGCCAGTGCCTTTGCGCCCTCTACTACTAACATCTACCATCCCTAAACCGACTTTTAAGTACGTCTCTAAATTAAGCAGTGTGACATCATCAAAAACAACAGCATAGTAAGCGCCACTGCTTATTATCGCCTGACCACACAACTCCTGTAGTGCGGTAGCTTTCTTCGTACCGTCCGCCTTGGTTTCGATACCTATAAACCTACCGTTAGCGCACGCTACAAAGTCAGGAACCCCTGATCTTCCATAGCCATTATTCGCAGGCATAAAATACCACACGTTGTACCTATGAAATAATGCCTTCACCTTAGCCTTGATACGACCTTCTGGTGTAGTAGCCATAATGTAATCCCATTTACCCATATGTCAAGTTCTATGTTAGTGCGTAATCGCACATATTTCTAGCAGGGCAGAACCTGCATAGACCGCTAGGCTTTGCGGGCCAGTTTTCAGACTCAAGAGACTTCTCGATTCGCACTACTCGCTTCAGTAGTTTGCTAGTGATATCAGGTAGTTGGCTCCTAGTGAATGTCTCTGAGTCCATCTTGGTTTCTTTGAGCCAGACAAAGCAAGTCTTAACAGTATCCACCTCTGGATAGTGCATGAACACCTGCATGGCGAACAGTTCCAACTGGGCAAAGTCAGGCTTGCGCTTCCCTGTTTTCCAATCCAAAACGTATGCACACTCAGGACGTATGACAAGAACGTCAAGTTTAGATCGGAACCATGCGTCTGGTTCAAACCATCCGGTTGGTGTAAACTTATCTGTGAGTGTCAGTTCCTTCTCGACCAGCAGCTCACCGCCTCTGGATATCTCTTCGATGGCCTGAGCCATGTCATCATACCCCTCCACTTCCAGAGGAAGTACTTGCTTTTCCCTGAGCCTATCTTCCAGAAACTTATGTACACGTTCACCGTAGAGACTGGCTTCCCCACCCTTATCGACGACAGCCTTAGCCACCCGTTGGTAATAGTACCGCAACGGGCAGTTATCATACAGGACAAGAGCCGAATGAGAGTGAGAAAGGCGTGTCAATGTGCGTCTCCGTAATTCTTTCCATGCCCTGCCTCACATGAGACAGGGAGATCAGCCGCCCACTTAGGAGGCGTTGACATTATATCAGTGATGACCTGCTTGGCGGCTTCAATGTACTCATCTGAGCAGATGATTACGACTTCATCGTGTACCTGAAACGCTACGCGGTAGGTCTGTCCAACCTTCGCCATCTGTTCTGATACTACGATACGGGCCAGTGCTTGCACAATGTTCTCGGTAACTTTACCCCCGTAAATCTTGGTCCATGTTACCCCGGTAGCCTCACCGTTTAACACACGGGACTTTATTGCTGCGCGGTAGGAGCGAGCGTCACTAATGTACTCGAAACCGTTACCCACAGACCTGAGTGCAGGGTACTTAATCTTAAACTTATTGGGGAGTGTTATGCCGTCGCGGTTATACCTAAGCATAGGAGTGATCTCACCGTCCTTGCTCGCCAACATATGTTGTAAGGCAATACTGCATCTGTTCCAGAACGAAACGATCTTGTGGTGCTTTACGCGGTAGAGCGTGACGAGGCGCTTAGCTTCTTTCAGTGTAAGTTTAACAGAGATACCGCCTTGGCCTAACTCAAGTGTGCGTTGGAACTTCTCGGCTCCCATACCATAACCAAGCCCAAGGATGCACGTCTTACCAACGAACCGTTCAATCTTGTCGGCTTTGGTTATCTTCCTGCCGTACACCTCACTAGCGAACTCACTATATACATCGCGCCCCTCACGGAACGCTTGCACCAGATCATCCTGTCCTGCCGCCCATGCAAGAACACGGGCTTCGATCTGCGCTGAGTCACATGATACGAATGACATACCGTCTGGCGCACAGATGGCTCTACGGATAGCCCCGTTTCTCGGTAGGTTCTGGAGATTAAGTTTGTCCCCTCCGCTAAACCTACCTGTATGCGCCCCGTAATAGTTGAGCATGACCGGCAGCGCACCACGGTTAGCAACCTGCAATAAGTTTTTGGTTCTTGACTCTTCAATTGTAGACTTCACTCCAAGCCTAGCAGCTACGGCAAGTTGAACCCGTTCGTCCTCATGCTCCAACAAGTCTATAAATGGTTGATCTGTTTTGCTGAAAGCCCACGATGTCTTATAAGTAGCAAGGCTTACCTTAACCGGAGGGTCGATGCCTAAGTTCTGTAGGTACTTTGCAAAGATATCGTTACTTGATAGCACCTTCTTAACCTGTTCCTCGGTCATACCCGTCAACCCAAGGCTGTCAACGAGTTGAGTTTTCTTGTTTAGTACATCGGAGAGATGGTTCTCTAATACACGGGTGTTCAGAATAACTTTAGGCTCAGTATACATACGCAAAGTCTGATCGATGATCATCAACTCGGATGCAGGGAAGCCGACCTTCATCTTCTGGAATAACTTGTACGTTAGTTCTACGTCATTGACACAGTAGGAAGCATACCGATTAAGTTCTTCCGGTGTGAAATCCTCACGGTGTTTGCCTAGTGCGTTGACTACCTCATCACCCTTCTCACCCAAAGCATAGTAAGTTGTCAGTGCCTTGAGTGAACCTCCAACGGTGACGTTATGCAGTGGTCTAGCCATGCTCAGGGTATCAAGCCAGAACATAGGTTTGATATCAAACATCCACGACAAGATAGCCCCATCGAATGCCGTATGATGGCACAAGATAGCCTTGTCTCTGTAGTCTAGGCTTCTAAGAAACTTACCTACATCCTTCCCACTATACCAGTCAGTAGGATAGTCGTTCACCTTGACGCCCACACCGATAACTTCAAAGAACATATCACGGATGTAGGCTTCTGTTGTCATCTTGGACAGGGAATAGTCCCTGTCGTAGTACGTCTCAAAGTCGATTGTTACGATGTCCATGTAACCGTTCTTCCCTTACCATTATAATTATTGATAGCCATGCGGTGTACAGAGTGCCGATAGTAACGAGTGCCACCCCTAAATAAGTTAGTGATTGTTCATCCATCACTATCCCTCCTTACGAGTTATCATAACTTCCAAATAGTAGAGGCGAGATGCTGAAATCCATTAGTTCTTCTCGCAGTTTTAAAACTTCAGCTTGCAACCTGTCGCATTCAGTTGTGGCATAATCAAACCACATCTGAAGGTCTAAGTTAGCTAACCTCAAATGTTCAATTTCTTTCAGCGCATCGCTGAATGCGTGCGATGTATTCTTGATTTGCTTTTCCAATTCAAAAATCAAATCGTCGATAGTGTCACCGTGTCCCGTTGCCAATCCACATCGGATCATCATCTGGGCTACCTTTTCAGTGGCATCCATCACTTCTTCCCCTTTGTGGTTGCAATAACGAGGACGATAGCCACGGCAATAACTGCCGTGACCACTGTGAGTATGAGATGATACTGTCCGTTCATAACTAGGCTTTCTTGAGTACGGCTTCGTCTACATCGGTGACCTTAGGCATACCACCAAAGGACAACTTAATGTCAGATGCTACGGTAGCTAGGCTTGTGCCAGAGTGTGTACCACCAAGCGTAGCGTACCCAACTAGATCATCCCAATGATCTGTAAAGTTATGGTCACCTGCTAGGATGCGCCCCCACTTGCTTGCTTGTAGATCAAATGACTCACGTTGAGAGTCATTCATGTTGTCCCAGTTGGGTGCTGTACGCGCCACTTGCTTGAGCATCTGGCTTATGCGAGCATTGTCTGGAAAATTACCGTGTGTTTTCTTACGGTCACTCAACAACTTGTCCACGTTTGACATCTTTAGTCTCCCTATTAACAGGCCAATACTCATCGCAAACGGCTGGCCCTCTACCGTCACGCCAATATGGTTCTTGAATGAACCATGATTGTCTAGTCTCGTCAGGCTTAGTACCACTAGACGGTGACCTATAGCAGGTGTCCGCCTTTGGGCAGGTTTCACCCAAGCACATTGTAATGTCAGGCATGTCGTTCGCCCTTATGCCGATAGTACCGTCCTCCCCGCAGATTTTGCCGCTCATAGGCTACGTCATGATGCGCTTCGCAGAGTGATTTTCTGTAGATTACCTGCCCACAGCACCGACTATTACCTCCATTCACCTCAC